TGATCCCATGCCTGGCGAAATGCTTGTAGCACAAAGCCATTGTAGTTTAGGATGTCGATTGATATCAAAAAAATGTTTGTTCAGTCTCTGATTGCAGGCTATCAAATAGTATTCTTGTAGTTCACTAGGACCTTGTACACTCGATCCCCAACGTATCATGAGAAAGTTTGAAAACTTTTTGCGTTCTTCATCAGTCAAGCTGTCATAGAAGTTGCGATCCTTGGTATCAAGGCAACGCATTTCATTTGCTATGTTTAATTTTTCGCTCACTGTATTTTATCCATATTCTATGTAATACATAAAACCATACACCATTTATGCAAGGTTCGATCAATGCTACTGCTCCAGCTTCCCATATACTTGCACCGGTCATCCAATACACAACGTTCATTGCTATTATAACATGACCACAAGTATAAATCAATGCCAAAATTGCACTGTCATTCATCTTGTTTTTTATTACATTAAATATGCCATTTGTAAATTCCATATTACCATGCCTTATTGTAGTCCACGATTTCACAGTTACGACTGATGTCTTTGACAAAGTATGCACATCGTGGATCATTTTTGTTTTCAACTGGAACGGCCAACATCTGTCCATTCTTCAGTTTAGGTACATACCAAGTCACATCCTGATAAACATCGATTATTTCAATATCCATATAACTAGGTCTAAAACTAGTCAATGGATTGAATTGAAATACTTTGAATCCTCTGTCATTGATACTTGTTAGTGGTAGCATTTCTAAATCACCTACTTCTGGCTCACCAATTAGTACCTGCCAATCAATTGGCATCTTCATTGTTCGATCTCCAATACGTAATACCAGTGCTGGTGAATTGAACGTTTCTAAGAATATAAGTGGTATGTACAAATGATCTGCATTCTGGGGATCACTGTTGTCAAAAATTGCAAAACGTAAGTCATCTATTTCTTCTGGCAGCGTATCTACTTCAAACACAGTATTGTCTAGTGTTAGTATTCTCATTTTTTCTCCTTATGCATTCCAATCCAGTTTTTCTACACTATACGGATAGTTTGCTTCTCTGTAGAATGCTTTACGTTTGGTTAGGTGTCTTTTTGCAAATCTGCAAGTTGATGTTATGTCCCAGATTTGGACGTGGTCTTTGTCTTCCGCTTTCCGAATACCCCTGCCAATGCTTTGTATAACCCGTACAAAACTTTTACCAGGCTCCAAAAGGACAAGATTGAAAATACGTGGGAGATTAATACCAACGGCCGCGACACCATATGTAGCAATAATGATTTTACCTGTCGCAGTAGCCACTTCATCGTATTCTTCCTGTCTGTCTTTTGCTTTGGTTGCACCACTTACAAACACTGCATCATCACCCATACGGTTAAGCAATTCTGTACCAGCACTTATTCTATCAACCAATACCAATGTATTACCAGTTTTATTTACTTCAATAACCAAGCCTGCAATGGTATCAAGTCTGCCTTTTTCTTCAAATAGGTACTTTAATTCGCTTTGATAGTTTGTAAATTCTGCATGATCAATCAACTGTACTACATTTACATGACAGTTAGCAAGTACACCTTTTTCCTGTAGTTCACTTGCGGCCAGTTGATTTATAACAGGTCCCAAACTACAATGCAATGCTTGAAACTCATATGGTTCTTTTGGCACTGTTCCTGTTAGTCCCCAACGCAATGGTACACGTGCCATTACACCAGTAAGCAGTGTTTTAAGTGCATCTGCTTTCGCCATGTGTACTTCATCAACTATCACACAAACTACATCTTCTAAAAACTCATGTATGGTAATATCAACTGTTTGATTCTTTGTATTCTTCAATAATACATTTAGACTTTGCCATGTGCATATGGTATGTTTGTGTCCAAACTCTTTTCTGTCACCATAGAAAACACCAACATCAAGTTGCATATTTGCATAGTCTTTCTCAGTTTGTGTAACCAAACTTTTGTTAGGAACTATTACAATACTACGTCCATAGTTTTCTACACGTTCACTTAAACTGGCAGTCATGATTGTTTTACCAGCACCTGTTGCAACTTCTTGTATGCATTGTGGATTTTGTAAGAAACTGTTTATGATCTCTACTTGGTAGTCTCTAAGCACAATAGGAGTGTCGGATGCAGGATGATTCTTCGGCCACATGATGTCACTGTAAGTATCTTCTGCAACCGAATCAAACCGGAATACTGTTTGATATTCTCGGTTATCTTGTATATCAATGTCGTAATTGAAGTCTTCTAGTATTGGAACAATGTCTGGCAATAAGTTTAAGTATGTGCTACCGCCCATTTGAAAATATGCGACCTTACCATCCCAACGACCTAGTCGAACTGCTGGCAAATATCGTGCATGCGGTACATCATACTTGAAAGTATTCACAAGTTTTTTACGAACATCAAGTTCTAAGCCTGATACTTTTAAGTTTACCTCATCATTGATTATTAGTGTTGCGGTTTTCATAAATTAGTTCTCGTAGATCGCTACTGTTTGTTGGGAAAATATCAAGTCCATCACAGCGTATTTCATATCCTTGTTCTCTTAAACAATGTTGTACATATGCTTCATCTAAGATGGTTTGACATGGAGATACACTGTTGATACCGTTCACAATGTCTTGTACCCATCTATTACATCGATGTTGCGAATTATGATAACGTTGTTGTGCTATCCAATTGCTTTGATTGTGTTTCATTGTAGCATCATCTACTGCTACAGTCAACCCTAAATGGTTAATTATTTCAGTGAATACGTTCTTCTTAGTATCAAATAAATCATTTGTTGTCAATTTTACTGTTGGTATTGGTACATATGCTGCCAATAATTGATCAATTATCCAAAACGATGCCCATTCCCGTAATGCCCAGTTACTTGCAGTTTTCCATTTTGCAAGAAAGTGCGTCTTGTACCCGGAACCAAAACTTTTTTGAAAACTTTTAATCGCATCATTGTTTTCTTGCTTAACCAGCTGATTATTTAAATAATCTAAGTAATGTCCAGAAACAGGATTTATAAAAACATCAACATCCTTGCTCCATTCATGACCAAACTCAAAGAACTGTGTAGCATGATTGCTGTCACGAAAACTATGACTACTACCTGTGTGATCGATTATAATCTTTCCGTCACCAAGATTACTATATGCATATATTGATTGCATTACATAGCTGCCATAGCAACCAAGAGGCCAAGAGATCTTAATCATAACAATAATTACCTAATAGGAAAGCGGACAGTGTGTTTCAACTGTCCGCTTATAGGTTGTCCAGGAGCTAGATCTGATATGACAACCTAATTCTATCTGCGTCTCATCACAGTGTTTTCAGCAAGTTCCTTCCAATTAGGACTTACCTTTGTGAGATCTGCTATCTTCAATGCCATTCTCAAACTTACTTCACGTAATTTATCCTTAACTTCGTCCATGAAGTTAATCACTTGATCCTGTTGATCTTGTGTCATGTCATAATCTTTAAATAATTCACCTGTTGAGCATATCTGTTTAATACGTAAGAACTTGTCTCTCATAGTATCAAGTGTAAGATCCAGATAATGACATCTTGATTGCAATGCTTCTAGATGGTCTTGTAGTTTTTTACTTCTGACATTTTCAAACTTAACGTTGGTAATAAAAATTACACCACCTTTGAATTCAAACTTGTTAGGAATACCTTCTGATCTAAGTTTTGCACTGTCTGCATTCCAATGTAGAACACGTCTTTTACCTGAATCAAGTGCGGCTTTGAGTATATTAAGACTTAGTTCGTCCATAAGCACACTATCACAATCATCAAATACCAACACATGATTAGCATCTGCATGTTCATATAGTTTTGCATACAAACCAAGTGCAGTCATTGCACCTTTTACTACTTCGTACTTGATAGGTCTGCCTGCAATGCTATCCATCATTGAACTTTTGTCTAGTTCTTTTTCTACGCCAAAACTCTTACCAACTCCTGGAGGTCCAGTAACAATCATAGCTCTAACATCACCAGCAATCACTGCCTTAGTCATGTCGTGTAGTATACTGAAACGAGTTGCAATACGGTCCATAACCTGCTGATCAGTTTCAAATTTAATAGTTTTAGAATCTTTCTTTTGTACTTGCATTCTAGCTCTCCTATGCAATATTGTTTTCTAACTGTACATACAGCTTAACACATATAACCTATATGTCAACCTGTTTTTGCAATAACTTCAGACATTTTTCCAGCACATGTCTGTTTTTTAAGTTTCAAATACTCATTTCTTACTGCAAGTGCTTCTGATGCAGTAAGACCTTCCCAGATTTCAAAATCCCCATTTTCATTTTCGCCTAACACATACCACATTATTTTTTCTCCTTAGGTCTACC